AAGGTTTTCCTGATTTATGGACCGACATAGGAGAATACATAGACAGCAAAGGCAAACAGCGTAAACTCGCAGACAGTGCAAGGTATAAAGCCCTCGGTAACAGCATTGCTATACCGCCGTGGTTTTATGTTCTGCAAAAGCTCAACCTCTGCTGTGGTGCGGATCACACAATGGCAAGTCTGTTTGACGGCATAGGCGGTTTTCCGCTGATATGGGAAATGCTCAACGGCGAAGGCTCATGTATATGGGCTTCAGAAATTGAGGACTTTCCTATTGCAGTAACAAAAGTAAGATTCCCGGAGGAATAAAATATGAAAACTATTATGCAAGTTGCATTACTCGTTTTAGCCGTTGTTTTCAGCCTCGGCATTATCGGCAGTAAAGATAACAAAGAGAGATATTGTTTTCTTGCTGTAGTGGCAGTTTTATTTGTAATTCTGTTGCTCAGTATGATTTTGATTTAGGAGGTTGTAAATTATGGGTGATATGAAAGAGGCTTTTGAGCCTTACAGAGAGAAACACCGTCAGAGAGTTGCTAAAAACCCTGAGCGTATTGCCTACGCTAAAAAGCAACTTGAGGAACACGGTATTGAATACACCTTAAAGAATGAGGCTACAGGACATTTCCACTGCCGCCGTAAAACTGATGATGCACTCATTCAGTTTTGGGCTGGCACAGGTAAGATTATGGGCCGTAATATCAGAGGTATTCACAACCTCATTAAGGTGTGTGAGGGTGAGGTATAATGGACTGCTGCCCTATCTGTGGAAAAGAAGCAACTCTCTTACCGTGCTTTGATGTGAGAGAGCCTACACAAAGAAATTGTGCAGTAATACATACAGACGGCAATACAGATTGTCCTGCAAGTGCCTTCACCCCCCCCGTTAAGTATCAAGCCTTTAACGCTGATTGCTTAACGGGTATGCGTCTATTAGAAGATAAATCTGTTGACCTTATCCTTTGTGATTTGCCGTATGGCACTACCCGTAATAAATGGGATATGGTAATACCCTTTGCGGACCTGTGGAGGCAATACGAACGGATCATAAAGGATAACGGTGCAATAATTCTTTTCTCAGACGGACTTTTTACAGTGCGGCTTATTCAATCGAATACAAAGCTGTGGCGTTATAACTTAGTGTGGGATAAAGGCAGAGGCTGTGACTTTCTTAACGCCAACGTCAAGCCTCTCAAATGCCATGAAGATATTGTAGTGTTCTACAAGAAAAAGCCCACGTATAACAAGCAGGTGTGGTACTCCACTCCCTACAAGCCTATCACAAATGGTAGTTTATCAGATAACTACGGAGAGCGTGGTACAGCAACAAGCGAATCAAAGAATGGTGAAAGAAACCCTCTCACTATCCTCTCTTTTGCTAAGGACGGCAAAAAGTTACACCCTACTCAGAAGCCGGTTGCGTTGTTGGAGTGGTTGATAAAGACCTACACAAATGAGGGCGAAACGGTCCTTGATAACTGCTTCGGTAGTGGCTCTACATTGGAGGCGGCGCTTAATTGCGGTAGAGCCTGTATCGGTTTTGAAAAAGAAACCCGGTACTACGATATGACCGCTGACAGACTATTACAGAGAGGAGGCTGCTGATGAAATATCTTGTTAGTTGTTCTTTTGGTAAAGACTCATTGGCTACAGTGATCCTTGCAAAGGCCTACGGACTGCCTATAGACGCAGTTGTTTATGCAAGAATTATGTTTGACAAGAACATTAGCGCTGAGCCTCCTGAGCATGAAGCATTTATACATAACGTTGCAATTCCTACGCTTGAAAAATGGGGCATTAAAACAATTATTGTAGATAGCCCTGTAACATTTCAAGATTGCTTTTTCAGAATACGTTGCAGAGGTGAAAACAAAGGTAAGATTGTAGGTTTTCCTATTCCCGGTAGATGCGACGTATTGAGGGATTGTAAACTACCAGCTATTGAAAAAGCAAGAGCTTTGTTTAAGGACGAAGAGGTTACTTGGTATCTTGGCATTGCAAGTGATGAAACTGTCAGATTGCAAAGACTTAAAGATAATCAGGTATCACTGTTAGCTAAATTTGGATATACAGAGAAAATGGCAGCTTACCTATGTCAATGGTACGGGTTGTATTCTCCGCACTACCGAATAGCTAAACGGGGGGGGGGGGGTGTTTCTTTTGCCCGAATCAAAGGGAAAAAGCACTCCGACACCTCAAATACAATTCTCCTCATTTGTGGCAACGATTGCTTGAAATGTCAGCTACACCTAACAAATGCTCTGAACGTTTTAACCGTGACTACTCTCTTGAGGAGTTAGACAGAAAACTATAAGGAGGCTGAGGCCTAAGTGGAAAACAAAGACTGGACGGGCAACAGCCGTACAGCTCATGCGTTACTCGGTGCAAGGAATTATGCACAAAATGAGCGTGAAACAAATGACTATTACGCAACAGAGCCTAAGGCAGCTCAACTGCTTATGGAGGTTGAAAAATTCTCTCCTATGATATGGGAGTGTGCCTGTGGAGAAGGACACCTTGCAAAGGAGTTTGTCAAAGCAGGTTATCAGGTATATGCAACTGATCTTATTGATAGAGGCTACGGTTTTCAACAAGACTTTTTGACTACCTCAGCCCCCCCCGTTGCTGGCTTTGATATAATCACAAATCCTCCCTACTCAAAGGCTCAGGAGTTTGTGGAACACGCACTTAACATATCGGCTGACGGCTGCAAAGTGGCTATGTTCTTAAAGATACAATTTTTAGAGGGTAAAAGCCGTAGAGAGCTTTTCAAGAAATACCCTCCAAAGACAATATATGTTGCATCCGGCAGGCTTAAATGTGCTATGAACGGAGATTTTGAACGGTACGCTAAATCAAACGCTATCTGCTATGCGTGGTATGTGTGGCAGAAAGGTTACACAGGAGATACCGTTGTTAAATGGATAAATTAGGAGGTACACACTATGGTTAGTTTTGATATTTGCGAAGGGAATCCCGGAGCATTAACTTTTCTTATGCAGGCTTATGATGTTGACCTGTTCGGAGCTGAGAGAGCTTTTCGGCGTATGCAGGACAACGGCATTACCGGCTGTAAGCTGTATATGTTGTGGAATGACTGCTGTGACAGAAACACAGCACTTGCATTAAAGATTATGACAAAATGCAGTATTGAGAAAATCAAGGAACACATCAACTATGAAGGTGGACGTGGTTTTGCCTTTACTGCTGAAGAATTGGAGGCCCTGTAAATGAAACCTGTAAAAACTGATTATGCAAATACGAATTTTACAAAAGAAGGTTGTTTTGATTTACCCGGTACTCGGTACGCCTATGAGGACGGCAGCCCCGGTATTGAAACGGTATGGGAGCTTGAGCCTGAGGATCTTAAAAGACTTTCTGAAATGGAGCGCCCTTGTGTCCGTGTGTATATGCTTGGAGCTACAGTGCCTCCTATGTTTCTTTCTACTGAGCAAATGATTGAAGTAAAATCTGAGGAGGACACAGACAATGTATAAATACGGAGAATTACTTGTATCAAAGGTTGATACAGAAGTTGAAAAAGCGCTATCAGGGGACAAAGTTATTATCCCTAAGGGTAATAAAGTGGTTGTTGGCTTTGACGGTTTTGCACACCACATCAAGAATAGCTGCATACAGCCGTTTGCAGAGGGTACAAAAATTGAGGGCTTTTGCAATGACGGCGTAGTTGAGATCGTATATCTGTATTTGCTCAACCGTTTACCTCTTCGTGAAATGCTTGACGGTTTTGACTTAACAGAAACTGACGTAAAAGACGCTATCGTTGAGGCTCTTGAAGAAATCGGATTGTATAGCAAGAAAGACCAATAAGCAAGGAGGGCTACACAATGACAGTTGAAGAAGCAAAAGCTGAGATACCTGATATTGACGCCTTTTGTCATTGGGGCTGTATTAACTGTAACAGTGAGTGGTATTGCCCTACTTACTGTGACCTGTTAGAGAAGGCAAGACGAATACCTTTTAACCGCATACTTGAGTGTTATGCAAGGCACGAAGGTGATCCTGTTAAGGTGTTCAACTATATAAAACAGACGAAAGAGAGGTTACGCCATGAGTTATGATGTTAGCTTTAAGGCAAAACTTGAGGGCGCTGAGCAGTGGGTATACGTTGGCCCTGAGTGGATTAACCACACACGAAACACCGCCTCAATGATTAAAGAGGTTTGCGGCTCTTACCCGTCTGCTTGGGACGGTAAGAAATGCTCTGATGTGTTACCCATTATTACACAAGGCTGTGACCGCCTCAGGTCCCACAGTCAGGAATACAGACAGTTTGAAGCCTCTAACGGCTGGGGAACTGTAGAAACAACTTTGAAATTCTTAAATGATATACGCTTAGCCTGTGAGGAATTTCCTACTGCTGTGCTTGAAGTCAGTTGTTAGGAGGTGCGGCTATGAACAGAAACCCTAAAAAGAACAGTGAGGGCTATCCTGATCCAACAGCCTATGAGGGACTACGCCCTATCATTGAAGAGGAAAACGCTCTTGAGCGTAGAGTGAATCAGCTTATTAAAACGCTGAAATATATTACCGGCTTAGCAGGTTTTGAGCTTATAAGCCGTATCGAAATTAAAGACAAAGAAACAGGGAGGATATTCAGATGACTAAGGAAGATATTGCAAAGGAAAACAAAGCCTTAAAGGAGGAGCTTGACTGTGTGCGTAAAAAGTGTGAGTGCTTATACGCAGAGGTTGAGGAACACCGCCGTAGAGCTGAACACGTGCAGGATATGTGCAACGCAGATGTTTACCAAAGGGCTGTACATACCTACGGTGAAACCTCCCGTTTAATTCTTACCATTGAGGAAATGTCGGAACTCACTAAGGAGCTGAGCAAGCGCATGAGAGGCAGAAACAATATGCCTGCTATTTGTGAGGAAATGGCAGACGTAGAGATTATGCTTGAACAGCTCAAGATTGTATTCAATAACCGTGCTGCTGTTGACTACCACAAAGCGCATAAACTTCAGCGCCTTGCTGACAGAATGGACGGCGCAGTTGATTAAAGAAAAGCTACACAGGAAGCCTACTCCTACTGCCGGGGGGGGGGTAAACCTATAAAGGAGTACCGATATGAATAATGACAGAAAAATTATAATATCAGTCGGCAACAACCGCCGTGACCTTAACTGGAAACAAACGGCTCTCACTGTTTCAGAACTGTATGAGCGCCTGCGTAATCCTGTAAGAAGCACAGAGTTATTCGCTGATTATATGAAAATGAAAAAGGCTCAGCAGGACACTCTGAAGGACGTTGGCGGTTTTGTCGGCGGCTCTTTGAATAGCCCTCGCCGTAAGTCTAACAACATGACCGGCAGAGATGTTATCACACTCGATTTTGATAATATCCCCGGTTGGCAAACAGAAGCTATCATTACAAAGGTTGAGGAGCTGGGCTGTAGTTACTGCATCTACAGTACCCGTAAGCATACCGCTTCTGCCCCTCGTCTGCGTGTGGTAATTCCGTTTGACCGTACTGTTACCCCTGACGAATATGAGCCGTGTGCAAGGCGTATAGCCTCTCAAATCGGTATCAGCATGGCTGATCCTACAACCTTTGAGGTATGCCGTTTGATGTATTGGCCGTCTTGCAGTGCTGATAGTGAATATGTGTATAAAACAAAGGATGCACCGTTTATAAGTGCAGACTTCCTGTTGAGTACCTACACCGATTGGCACGATTATATGAGTTGGCCTCAGGTCCCTAATGCTGTTAGCTATGCAAAGCTGGCAATGAAGCAAGGTGATCCTATTGAAAAGCCCGGCATTGTTGGTGCGTTCTGCCGTACTTATGATGTTGTCACAGCTATGGATGCATTTCTCCCTAATATCTATGACGCCGTAGATAATGACGAAGGCAGATATACATACCTCGGAGGCTCTACAACGGGCGGTGCTGTTATCTATGATGACGCTAAGTTTTTATACTCTCACCATGCAACTGATCCTTGCGGCGGTAGATTGGTAAATGCTTTTGACCTGATACGCTTACACCGCTTCGGAGATAAGGACGATAACGCAGCTCCTGATACTCCTGTTGTAAAACTCCCGTCCTATAAAGCTATGTGTGACATGGCATTAAAGGATAAGGCTGTTGTAGGCACTCTTAACCGTGAACAGCACGAAGCAGCCGTAAAAGATTTTGAGGGCTTTACTGATACAACACCGCAGACAGGTGAGCCTCTTGATTGGGCTGAGAAATTACAGCGTAATCAGAACGGCGCAGTAAAAGGTACTATTGACAATATCCTGATTATCCTTGACGGTGATCCTGCTCTCAAAGGTAAATTTGCTCTTAACCTTTTCGCTAACCGTGGAGAAGTCCTCGGTGCGTTACCGTGGCAGAAAGATACTAAACGCCGCCTATGGTCTGATACTGACAGCAACGGTCTGTATTGGTATCTTGAGCGTATGTGGGGCATTACACAGAGAGGCAACATTGACTCAGCTCTTGATATTCACGCAGCTACACACGCATTTAACGAAGTGCAGGACTACATAAACGGTTTGACTTGGGACGGTGTACCCCGTCTTGATACTCTGCTTATAGATTATCTCGGTGCAAAAGATACCGCCTACAACAGAGCCGTTTGCCGTAAGAGTTTTACGGGTGCAATCGCACGTGCTATGACACCCGGTTGCAAGTATGACACAATGCTTATTCTTGCAGGTCCTCAGGGTATTGGTAAGTCAACACTCCTCGACAAAATGAGCCGTGGCTGGTTTAACGATTCAATCCGTACCTTTGAAGGTAAGGAAGCCTCTGAGCTTTTACAGGGCGTATGGCTTGTAGAGGTTGCAGAACTTGACGCCTTCAGACGTACAGACATTGCCCGTATCAAACAGTTTTTGTCCCTCAAGGCTGACCGCTACCGTGCAGCTTACGGCAGGCACGTAAAAGAGTTACCCCGTTGCTGTGTGTTCTTTGGCACTTGTAACGAAATGGAGTTTTTACAGGACACTACCGGCAACCGCCGTTTTTGGCCTGTTGATGTTGGAGAGGAAACCGCTACAAAGAGTGTGTTCCGTGACCTCCCTGACGAAACTATCAATCAGTTATGGGCTGAAGCTAAGATGCGTTGGCAGACGGGAGAAAAACTCTACCTCACAGGCGCACTTGACGCAGAGGCAAAGATTAAGCAGGAAGAACACCGTGAGGCTTCCGTTCGTGAAGGTCTGATTATGGAATTTGCTGAGAGGCAAGTACCGGCAGATTGGGCGAAATGGAGTCTTGACCGCCGCCGTGACTTTTGGGCAGGTGCTGCTCGCACTCAGGAAGGTGCAACGCTTGAACTCGTTGACAGAGATAGGATCACCGCTATTGAGGTTTGGTGCGAACTCTTTAACGGCAGTATGCGTGATATGAAACCTGCTGATACAAGAGAAATCAACACTATTCTCGGTATGATGAAGGGCTGGAAACGCTCAGGGAAAACACTGAGATTTGGTCCTTATAACGTACAGCGTGGCTATGTACGAAAGTAAAAATAAACGGTGTAACAAAGCCGTGTTACAACCTCAAGGCTGTTACAAAATCGTGTAACAATGTAACACTACTGTAACACGGAATGTTACACCGAAAAACGCTTATAAATCAAGGGAAAAACAGAAAATGTAACATTGTAACATACTTTTTCTAATAACCCCTAAAATTAAAGGGCTTATGCCATAAAACACACCATAACGCCTTTATATACGGATATTTATAGGAAAAAATCTGATTTTTGTTACAAGGAGGATTTTCAATGCTGGAAAAGGATATTGAAAGAAAGCTACACAAAGGCGTTAAAGAATTAAAGCACGGTGCATTATGTTTGAAGTTTGAAAGCCCCGGATTTTCAGGTGTACCCGATAGAATCATTTTGTTACCGGGTGAAAAAGTGATTTTCGTTGAAACCAAAAAGCCCGGAGAAAAAGAACGTGCAAGACAGGAGTATGTGCATGGGCTTTTCAGAGATTTAGGTTTTGAGGTTTACTCTACCGTAGATAATAAAGCCTACGTTGAGGAAATTTTGGGACGTTGTAAGGAGGTTATAGGCATTGAAGGACTTTGTACCACATAACTACCAACAATATTGTATTGACCGAATTATCAATGATCCTGCTATTGGTTTATTCTTGGATATGGGATTAGGTAAAACAGCTATTACCCTGTCTGCAATTAAGAAGCTGAAGTACGAATATTGGCGTGTTTGTAAGGTGCTAATTGTCGCACCAAAGAAAGTTGCTGAGAGTACATGGAGCAAAGAGGCGGCAAAGTGGAATCAGCTAAAAAACCTCCGTTTCTCGTTCGTGCTTGGCTCAGCAGAAAAACGCATAAAAGCACTCAATACTTCGGCTGACATTTACATGATTAACCGTGAAAATGTGAAATGGCTTGTTGACTACTACCGTAATGCTTGGCCCTTTGATATGGTGGTACTTGACGAAAGTAGCAGCTTTAAGAATCATCAGGCAAAACGCTTTAAGGCTCTGAAAGCAATACGCTCACACATACGGCGTATGGTACTGCTTACGGGTACTCCTACTTCCCGTGGGCTTATGGACCTATGGGCGCAGGTGTATCTGCTTGACTGTGGTAAACGCTTAGGCCGTACAATCACAGCTTACAGGGATGCGTACTTTGTACCTGACAAGAGAAGCCGTACTACTATTTTCTCCTATGCCCCTAAAGAGGGTGCAGAGGAGGCAATATACAAATCAATCAGTGATATTTGTATCAGCATGAAAGCTGAGGATTACTTAGAACTGCCTGAGTTGATATATGAGGATATTCCTGTACAGCTCGATACGGCAGCACAAAAGGCGTATGATCGGTTGGAGCGTGATACTCTTTTACCGATAGACGAAACAGTTATAACAGCAGGCAGTGCCGGTGTTCTGCGTGGTAAGCTCTTACAGCTTTGCAACGGTGCCGTGTACAATGATGATTATGAGGTTATTCCCGTACACGAATGTAAGATTGAGGCTCTGCTTGAAACAGTCGAACAGCTCAACGGACAACACGCTATCATCTGTTATAATTTCAAACATGATAAAACACGGCTTCTTGAGGCTCTGAAAGCTACACACTCCACTGTCAAAGTGTATGAGGGTAAAACTGAAGAGGACGAATGGAACGCCGGTAATATAGATTTGCTACTTGTACAACCTGCAAGCTGCGGTTATGGCCTCAACCTACAGGACGGAGGACACCACATAATATGGTTTGGATTAACTGACAGCTTAGAACTGTATCAGCAGACAAATAAACGCTTGCACAGGCAGGGACAGCCCTATCCTGTGATTATTCATCATCTTTTAGTACAGGGCGGCACTGACGAAGATGTGATTAAGTCTTTAGGTGGTAAAGCTGACGTTCAGGACAGCTTACTTGAGGCGTTGAAAGTCCGCATACAAAAAGTAAAGGAAGGTACAGCAGCATGACACTAAATGAACTATCACAGCTATATTGGCTGAATCGTGAAATAGAAATGGATCAGGAAAGACTTGCAGAGCTTGAGCAGAAAGCTACAAGTATTTCCTCTCCTAACCTCTCAGGCGTACCGGGAGGCTCTAACCATTTTGACAATAAAATACAACGCTATGTTGCAGATATTGTTGACTTGCAAATGATTATCTTAGCAAAACAGCAACAGTGCATACACGAACGCAACAGGCTTGAGCGCTATATTGCTACTATTCCTGACAGTTTGACACGTCAGGTGTTTACGCTTCGTTTTATTAACGGCTTACCGTGGAGGCAGGTTGCGGCTCACATTGGAGGCAACAACACAGAGGACAGCGTAAAAAAGACCTGTTATAGGTACATAGATAAATCAAATATTGACGAAGAGTAAACTTGTCCCGTATGTCACTTGTGTATGTGATAAAATGATAGCGTGGATTTTTGGCTTTGGCAGGCGGCTTCGGTATGCCTCCAGCCTCTGCCGCTTTTCGTGGCCCGATCCATAAGCCCTTTACAGCTTTATTTCTCTAAGGCTGTAAGGGGCTTTACTTTTGCATTGAAAGGAGGCACAGCTATCATGTACCGACAGGGACGCAATTATGAAAATCTGAATAAAGGCATATTTGACGGTACGGGTACTTTTGATATTCCGTGCCTCCTTCCTGAGAATGTATCAGCTAAACAGTTTATCGGTTTTAACTATGCAAAGACTTGTAAACAGCCCTATGACAAAGGGCTTCATTTCTTTGTGGACGATTATCAGTTTACAAGATGTTGGACTAACCCGGATGCGTACCTTGATATGCTCCGTAAATTCAAGGTCGTTTGTACACCTGATTTTTCAACCTATACCGATTTTCCTAAGGCTGTACAGATATACAATCACTACCGTAAACATTGGCTCGGTGTTTATTGGCAGGCTAACGGCATAACTGTTATACCTACTATCAGTTGGAGTGACAGGGACAGCTTTAGTTGGTGCTTTGACGGTGAGCCTGTGGGCGGTACTGTGGCAATATCCTCTGTTGGCACTCAGCTCAACAAGGAAAGCCGCAAGCTGTTTATAGACGGCTACAACGAAATGCTTGCAAGGCTTGAGCCTACTCTTATTTACTTCTACGGCAATGTGCCTGAGGAGTGTGAGGGTAATATAGTAAGGCTTGCAGCTTATCAAGAGAAATTCAGAAATAAAACGGAGGTGCTTTAGCCTATGGGTGGTAGAGGTGGATCAAGTGGTTTTTCTATCACTTCACAATTAAAGAGTATGCAGGCTAAAGGGCAATTTCCTTCTGCTATATTTGGGGACAGGGAAAAACAGGCTGAAGCCTTTATGGGTATTAACTCTGTATATGATTACCCTGAGGACTTAAAGCAATATATGCAGGAACACTATGCAAACGGTTTACCTAAAGTGCGACTGCATGAAACAGAGCCGGGCAGAGTTTATGCTACTTTTAACAGCTCTACTATCGGCATAAATTACCCCTTAGGAAAAACTGACGCTGAAACGGCAAAAATCAAAGCCGGTGCAGAAAAGTTTTTATTTATAAACCATTGGAACAAAGTCAAAAAGAATGAGAGGTGAAAACTAAATGCGAATAGAAACATTTAAGCATGAATTTAAGCAGCGTAACAGTGTTATGCTGACTGATAATATTATGCTTTTCCGCAAGCCTCTTGAGTTGTATGACATGGCAAAAGATGAAACCCTTGCAACATTCAAGGGTAAAAATGTTGATGTGGTTTTATCGTTTAAGATTAACGGCAGAACTGTACAGCAGATTATTGAGTCATGGACTGAAATGCCTACTATTGCACTTAACGGCGGCAGAGGAAGCGGCTCAGGTATGGATAACTTTAGCGGAAAATGGCCCTCTTCAGGTAATGGCAATGAAAAGGACCGTACTACGTCAGATCACCCTGCAAGAATGAATGTTAAAACGGGTGTAAATCGAACATACGAAGATATGTTAAAGGCGTTCTCTGATACACACGCCGACTCTGACATTGAACACGGCGTTACTATTGACGATTTCGGCTATACTACCCGTTACAGACACGGCAACGCTGGCTCTATCAGCATTTGGGGCGGCAAGGGTGAAGTTGTTGTACATAATCACCCGGCAGGCGGTTGGCCTAATTTCTCTAAAGAGGATTTGCTTAGTGTTGCTTCAAGCGGTGAAAGAGGCATTGTTGCAGTTAGCGGTAAAAAGGGCCGTTCTGCTGAAACTGCAAAATATGCAGGTACATACAGCTTTGTAAAGGGTACGCACTTCAACGCTACAGCTTTTACAAAGGCTATCAACAATGCAACTATTAGAGGTAAAGATTACAATGACGCCGTTAGTAAATGGCTGAAAGCTAATCAGAAAAAGTACGGTTATAAATACAGCTATAGCAAGTAAGGAGGATAACGCTAAATCGCATATAAGGAGGTGCAGAACGTGAGCAGACCGCAAGACAAGCATTTAATTCCTCTTACTGAGCGAAGCGAAGAAGAGGCTCACGCTATACGCTCCGCAGGTGGTAAAGCAGCACAGGAAAAGAGGCGGCAACAGAAGCTCATGTCTGAGCTGCTAACTCTTTATTCTGACCTTCCTATCAATGACAAACGAAAGTCAAAGAGGCTTGCTAAGCTGGGACTTGAGGATGCTGACCTCACCCAAAAGGCGTTGATTGCAGACGCCATTATGAAAGGGGCGCAAGCTGGTAACTCCTACCTCATTCAGATGTACCTTGATATTATCGGTGAGTCCGGCATGGGTGGACCTACTAAGGAAAACAACCTGCTTGACGCCATAGTAAATAGTACGAAGGAGGACGTTGACACAGATGATTTACCAGAGCTTCAGCAAACGGCAGAATCTGACACTGACGTGGTGGAACAGACCGAAGTATAAAGACTATGACGGTATTATCTGTGACGGCTCTATCCGTTCAGGTAAGACGGTATCAATGACGGACGGCTTTGTGCTATGGAGCATGAGCAGTTTTAACGGACAAAACTTTGCAATATGCGGTAAGACGATTGAATCGTTACGCCGTAATGTTATTACCCTTATGCCGCAATGGTTAGAGGGTATTTTTACTATTACGGAACGCAGAAGCGAAAACAAATTGATTATAACGGCAGGCAATAAAACGAACTACTATTATTTGTTCGGTGGTAAAGACGAATCAAGCTACACACTTGTACAGGGTATCACCCTTGCCGGTGTTCTCTTTGATGAAGTTGCACTTATGCCCCGTTCTTTTGTTGAGCAGGCTATGGCCCGTTGTTCTGTGGACGGCTCAAAGTTTTGGTTTAACTGTAACCCTGAAAGCCCCGGACATTGGTTTTATGTGGAATGGATAAAGAAAGCTAAAGAGCGTAATATTCTTTATTTGCATTTTACTATGAATGATAACCTCAGCTTGTCTAAACGAATTAGAGAGCGTTATGAGGGTATGTATTCAGGTGTTTTCTACCGCCGTTATATTCTCGGTTTGTGGGTAAAAGCTGAAGGGCTTGTTTATCCTATGTTTGATAGGAGCGCCCACATAGTCAGGAATATACCTGACCGCAGCCCTCGACACCGCTATTATGTGGCGGTTGACTATGGTACTGTAAACCCCTTTGCGGCTGGCTTGTATGATTACAGCCCGGCAGAACAAAAGGCGGTAATGATAAAAGAGCTTTACTACAAAGGCGGTAGTAATAACCGTGTTGACAATGAGGCTTACTACAAAATGTTGAGTGAGCTTATCGGTGATTATCCGATAGAGTACATAATCATTGATCCGTCAGCTTCGTCAATGATTGAAACAATACAAAAATACGGTGAATTTGCCGTAATTAAAGCTGACAATGATGTTTTGAACGGCATACAGGACGTAACAAAATTCCTTAATGCCGGTGTTCTCTACTTTCACAGAAGCTGTAAAAGTACCTTTGAGGAGTTTGAAACATACTCTTGGGACGAAGATAAAATTGAGGATGCCGTTATCAAGGAAAACGATCACAGCATGGACCAACTCAGGTACTTCTGTAGGACAGCGTTACGAAATGAGCTGAAATGGATAGTATAAAGGCGGTGATGAGATGAACTTTTTTACACGCCTATTAAGGAGGTTAAGAAACTTGTTTATAAATAGCTCCGATATTGGCAAAGAATTTGGTGTTGATCTTATCACCTCTGATGATATGAACAACGCCCTAAAGAAATGGGACAACATTTCTACAGGTAAGCCCCCGTGGAAAGACACGGCTGACGAAATCGACACTGTAAACATGGCAAAGCACATATCTGATACACGTGCAAAGCTCACTACTCTTGATATTGGCATTGCTATTTCCGGCTCTGCAAGAGCTGATTTTTTACAGGTACTTGCAGACGATTTGCTCAAGCGCTTACCTGATAAAATCGCAGAGGCTGACAGGCTCGGCGGTTTTATGATTAAGTGGAACGGTGAAACATGGGACTATGTGCTTCCGGGCAACTATGGTATCACAGCTAAAGACGATAACGGAGAAATCGTAGGTGCTATTTTTGCCTCCCACACTTCAGAGGGCAAGGCACATTATACAAGGCTTGAATACCACAGATTTGAGGGTGCTGACGCTAACGGCCCCGTTTATGTGGTAACAAATAAAGCCTTCAAAAATCAAATTGAGGGCAGTAAAAGTGTACTTGGCGCACCTGTCAAGCTACAGAGCGTGGCAGCGTGGGCGAATATGCAGGATGAGGTTAAAATCTCTAAACTTGAGAAACCTCTTTTTGCTTATTACCGTGTTCCCGGTGCAAACACTGTTGACAGCTCCTCTCCTCTCGGTTTATCTGTTTTTGCAAATGCAATTACAGAGCTGAAGGCTATTGACATAGCAATCAGCCGTAAAAATATGGAGGTTGAGGACAGTAAACATATTACCTTTGTAGGACAGCAGGTTATCCAAAACGCTGTCAACAAGGGTATTCAGCTCCCCCGATTTGTTAAGGGGTTGGGTATGGGTATCAATGACGGTGATACAACTGCTGTACATGAACACGTACCTACTATTCAAACAGACGCACGAATTAAGGACATTAACTTCAACCTGTCTATGGCAGGCGTGAAATGTGGCTTTAGTGAGGGCGTTTTTGTTATGGACGGACAGACAGGCATGATTACTGCAACGCAGGTTGAGTCTGATGACCGTGACACGATCCAAACAATCAAGGCTGACCGTGACGCACTCAAGGAAGCACTTGAGCAGGCGTTTTACGGTGCAGACGCACTTGCTACTCTGTACGGCCTTGCTCCTCTCGGTGAGTATGAAATCAACTTTATTTTCGGTGACATTACATACAGCTATGAGGAGGACAAAGCAGCGTGGAGAGCCTATGCAATGCAGGGCTGGATTCCTAAATGGTTGTACTTTGTTAAGTTTGAGGGTATGAGTGAGGAGGAAGCTAAGGCACTTACTGCTGAGGCACAGGCGGCTAACATGGAGGTTGGCTTATTTGGCGGCGGTCCTACAAGCCCTACTCCTCCTAAAAAGCAACCTCCTAAGAAAGACGATAAAAAGGACGATAAGAAAAAGTAAGGAGGTACTAAGCTATGCTGACACCTCAGGAGCTTTTAGAAATCGTTGATACTTTACACCCACAGCTTGATACTCTCAATGCTTGGATAACTACAGACCTTATAAAACGCCTTATGGCAAGGCTCGGACGTGGTGAGGAGTTTTTACTTACCGGCACGGACCAGTGGCAACTTGAGGTTTACAAGTCCGCAGGAGGACACCTTGAGGACCTGCAACAGGAAATACAGTGTTTCACTAAAAAGACGGACGCTGAGGTTAAGGCTATTTTTGAGGACATAGGTATCAGAGCTTGGGAGGCTGACAACGCTTTTTATGTTGCACACGGCTTTGATTCAGTAAGCCTTGCTCAGTCTGAGTACATGATAAAGCTACTTACTGATACATACCAACGCACCAACGGTGAAATCCACAATTTCACTCGTACCACTGCAAAAGCAAGTCAGCAACAGCTTATTAACACTCTTGATACTGCACATTTTAAGGTTATAAGTGGCGCACAGTCTTACACTCA